ATGCGCGTTGTCGTCGGTGTGGCCGAAGTCCGCGTAGTTCGCCGAATACTCGTACTGCTGCCCGAACGGAATGCTCGTCACGATCAGGTCGATGCTGTCGGCCGCCATCGAGCGCGTCTCAGGAACGCAATCGCTGTGCACCAGCGTGTAGCCCTCGCCCTTCACTTCCATGCGCTGTACGCCGATGCCGCGCGTCAGTTCGCGCATCATCTCGCGTTGGTTGAGCTTGTAGGTACGGATGATCTCGCTCATCGTCGTGGTCAGTTCCTCGTGTTGGCGCCACTTCTGTTCGAGGATTCGGCGCACGTCGCGCTCGGCCTCGGTGTAAATCAAGTCGATGCGCACGCGCCGGACCTGGCCGAAGCGCTGGATGCGATAGACGGCCTGGATGAAGTCCTTGAACTTGAACCCGATGCCGAGAAACACGGAGCGCGCGCAGTGGCGCTGGAAGTTACAGCCGCTGCCCGCAATCACGGGCTTGGCCGCGAGCTCCTGAAACCAGCCATCGCTGAAGCTCACGATCGCTTGCTCGCGCTCGTCGAGGTCCTGCGAGCCGTAGACGCTGGTCACCGCCGGAATCGCGGCTTCGATCGCGGCGCGCTCGGCCTCAAGGTCGTGCCAGATGATCCGATGCTCGTCGGGCTCCTCCGCCCGAATCTCCATCAGCTTCGCGATGCGCGCACTCAGGCTGCGCCGCTTCTCCGCTGCGGCGTCCTGCACACCGATCGCGGTGTTGCGGAACATCCTCGCCTGCCCGTCTTTCTCGACACCGGCGTCGCGATGATCCGTCGGGATTTCGTGCCAGCGAATGTCGAGTTCGGGCAGCGCATAGCCCTCGTCGGAGTAGCCGAGATCGCTCGGCCGCTGCAGGAAGATCGCCCAGCTGTTCACCCACAACCAGAACTCACGCTCCTTGTGGGCATGAAGCGTCAGCTCGTCGGCCTTCTCGCTGTTGCGCTTGAAGAAGCGTGTCTTGCCCTGCCCGACATCCATCACCTCGAGGAAAGCCGCGTAGGCCAGCAACTCGATGAACTGGTTCGGGCTCGGCGTTGCCGTGGCCACGAGCCGGTACCGAAGATCCACGTTGCTCTCGAAATACCGCATGAACTCGCGAAAGGTCTTCGTGCCGCCGAAGCCGCGCAGGCAATCGGCCTCATCGAGGCTCACCGCGTCGAACAGGTTCGGATCAAGTCGCCCGTCGCGGATCGACTCGTAGTTCGTGATGTAGAGCCCGTCGCCATCGACCTCGTGCGACCAGCGCACAAACTTGATCGACATGCCGAGCATCGCGGCATCACGCTTGAATTCCTGCCGCACGCCGAGCGGGGCAACGATCAGGCCTCGCCGTCCGCCGGACTTGAGCAAAATGATGCGCAGCCATTCCAGCTGCTGCACGCTCTTGCCTAGGCCGAAGGATTCGAACAGTGCAGCGGCGCCGAGCGCGACCGCCCACACCACGCACGCGATCTGATGCGGCTTCAGGATCGGGTTCACTTCAGACGGATCGATCTCGAAGCCTCGGCGAAACTCGAACTGCACCTTTGCGTGCAGGAACTCGTCATAAGTGCTCACGCAGCCCTCCGGCGGTGATGCCGCACCGGCTTCTGACGCACGGCGTAGAAGACGATGCGCGCGGTGATGATGGGGCCGTCGTCGGGCAGGATTTCGTTCACCGACTTGCACGCCATGACGCGGGCCGCGGTGAGCGAGGTCGGAACGTCGATCGGAATCTCGTGCTCGTCGATGACATCCTCGCCATCGGCCTCCGTCGACTTGCGCGCGATCTGCACCGTCACGAACCAGCGGTGCTCACCGCGCGCGAACTCGCGGCGGTGCCAGACGACACCGAAGTCCTTGGTCTTTCCCGTCGTGCAGTAGGTGGCGACGCAGACGCGGCTCATGCGGCCAGTTCCATTGCGAGTGCGTCGCAGCGCTGGATCACGGCCTGCAGTTCGGCGCTCGACTTTCGATAGGTGCGCCCACACGCGATGCTCGCGATGACATGGCGTTTGATGCCCGTTGCAAGAACAATCGCCGTTTGCGTTTCCTTCGCTGCCAACCGACGCCGGATGTCGGTTACCTGATCGTCGGACAATGCCCTTGTGCTGCTACGCGCCGCAGCTGATGCCTTCTGAGACACCAGCTGTCGAAGTGGAGTGTCGGCTTTGACCAGCCCGATCCGATACGCGTGAAGCTTGTTCTCAGCGTCCGTGGCCCACTCAAGATTCGACAAGGCGAAGTTAGTCTTCACCCCGTCGATGTGGTTCACCTGCGGCTTCGATTCCGGGTTCGGAATGAAGGCCAAAGCCAGCAGCCGATGGATGAGCCAGACACGGGTCTTGCGACCGACCTTGAGCCCCACAGCCGGATAGCCGGACTTCGCAATATGCATCGAGAGTTGAAACGACGAGCCGCTACGCGTCGAAATTACGGCGCCATCTTCACGAATCGAGTAGCCGTCAGGCAGGCCGAAATTGCTGAGGTCAAACGTCCTCATGCTGCCATCCCGACCAGCACAGGACGGCGATCCAACTGCTTCATGAGTTGCTGAACTTCCGCTTCAAACTGCAGCAATCCGGGCAACAGCACTTCCTGGATGTAGCGCTCATCACGCTTCACGTATTGGATGTAGAGGCGATCAGCTTCCGCTTGCCGCGGGTCGTACGAACAGAAATACCAGCCCTGCAGACCGGTGACGAGCATGCCGCCCTGCACCTGGTCGACGTGATCCTCTGGCATGCCATTGAGGATCGTCTGCAGATGCACAGCCTCGCTGTAAGGTGCCTTCGATTCGCCGCCGGCAGTGCTGCCGATCAGCGCATCAGGGCTCGCACCGAGAAACGGGTACTTCTCGTGCGTGACGAAGCCGCCCGGCCTCACCATCAGGCCGGTTTGAAGCTCGAAGGCCTCCCAGATGTAGGGCTCGACCTCGGTTCCCCAGGTCAGCGAGCGACCGCCAATCTGATGCACCGACTGCTGGCTGCGACGCTCGAATACGATCTCGCGCATGTAGGTGTCGCGCGCCTGCGAGCTGCGCGGACGCGGCTGCCCTTTCCGCGGGCCAGACTTGTACGGCTGGCCTGCATCTTCGGGGATGTCGATGGCGTCCTTAAAGCGCCTCGCGGTGATGCGGCCGCAGCGGGCTGCGAACCAGGCTTCGGTGCGTTGCTCGGTGTCGGACATGGCTATTCGTCCACCATTTCGAAGCCGTCGATGCGGCTGAGCGGATCAACTTCGCGCAGCAGGCCAGTCAGCACTTGAGCGCGCCACTCCTCGGTCATCTCGCGGCCGTCTTCCGACTGCCTGATGCCTTGGACAAGCCTCGATACGACCGCGCCCAGGCTTTGCACCTGGACGGTGTAACCCTTGCGCACGTACTTGATGACGCGCAGCAGTGAACCGCCCGCATCCTCGTTGCGCACCGGCGCCGTGTAGACGAGACGACGCGCAGCAAGGTCCGAATAGAAGTCATCGTGCCGTGCCGACTCCCATGTGCTGGACTGGCGGATTGCGGCCTGGCACACGGTGAAGTCGAACGACGCGCAGCAGGTGTTCAGGGAATCGAACACCCAGCGGGTGATGAATTGCACCGGCAGGCGCCCAACCTGGATCACGGTGATGGCGTTGTCGGTGCGCACAAGGCGGCTACCCTGGCGCTTTTCCGCCAGCACCTTTGCCGTGGCGTCGAGAATTTCCTTGCTCGGTCCGAAGATGTCGATATCGGCCGGCTCCTCGCCAGCGATGACCGCGCGGATGAATCCGCCAGCGACAAAGAGCGATGGGTTCGCCTTGAGCAATTCCCGAATATCTTTCGGGAGACGTGAGGCGACGAAACGAAGATCGTTGTCAGTGAGCTGCAGCATGGCTACTCCTGGATAGAGTTGAAGGCAGCGGCGCGCGCATCGCAGGCCTTCTTGATCTCTGCCTGCTGATCGGCCGGGAGCGCGGCCGCATCGCTGAGCACCTGATTCAGCGCGTCAGCGTCGGCAGCAGCCTTGATGCTCTCCATCAGCTGCGCATAGCTCGGGCCGGCATGCGCGGCACCCTGCTTCGCCTTCGCGTCAAACTCATCGGCGATGGCGCGAATTCGAGTCCAGTCGTCGCGCGGGATGGATTTGCGCTGCGCGACCGTCATCTCCTTCCAACGGGCCGCAATACCGTCCGCTCCCTTCTCGCGCGCGAGCTTCTCGACCTCTTCGATCAACTTCACGTCGATCGTTTCGCCGGTTGCGCGTGCTGCCTCGCCGTACTGCGTGGCCGTCTTCGGGCGATCCGAGGGGATGTCGGTGTAGTCCATCACCTCTTCGGCGATTGGCATGCCCTTCAGCACATCGGCGAACTGATCTCGCAACGCAAACGCGCGAGCACGCATCTTCAACATCCGGTCTCGATACTGAGCCCAGGGTCCAGATTTTCCGAGGAGCCCAGCGGCCTTTGCATCTTGCAAAGAAAACCGCGACTTCTTGTCCTCACGCCCGTGGCGCTGAGCAATGCATACCGCTGCGTAGTCGTCGCCCTGCCCTTCGTAGAACTCGATAACGTCCTTGCAAGCCGGAGAAGATTGCACCAGCGCGAGAACGGCATCCCCCCAAACGCTGGGCCGGCCATTGATGACGGCGATGTTCTGCATTGCTTGCAGCGGCTTGAGGCCGATTTCGGCGCCCCACTGCACCGCCACGAGCACGTTGCCAGGCTTACCCTGGAAGTCCTTGGGCACGATGCTCGAATCAGCCAGGAGCGTAGACATGCGCATCGCCTCATCAAGCGATCGCGGTGATAGATCGAATGTATGAGTGCGCTCAACTATGGAATTCGTGTCGTTCACAATGTGTTTCCTTCGTGGTGGAGGCGCTTTGCCGCGATGTACGCAGCCTCGGCAGCAGCAGCTGTATCGAACCGCCCTAGGTTGGTCTGTCGGCCTTCAATCGCGAGTTGTGCGATGTACTTGCATCGGGCCTTGTCGTAACTCACGCCAAGAATTCCGAGTTCGTTGCTGCTGTAAGCCTTGTGCTTGTTCTGACTGTTGGTTATCGGAGTCGCATTCCGAAGGTTGTCCCAGCGGTTATCCGAAACGACGCCGTTTCTGTGATCGACAAGATCGACCGGCCACTCACCGGTCATGTAGAGAAATGCAAGGCGGTGAGCCTTCAAGTTCTCCCCATCGATCTTGATTTGCAGATAACCGTCCGCGTCAGGGCTACCAGCAATCGCTCCCGCAATGGCGCGAGAACCGCGAGTCACCAAGTTGGTGAACAATCCGGTTTCCGGGTCATAGCGAATCAATGACCGCAAGCGCATGGCGGTGAGCAAACTCATGGCTAAGCGGCCTGCTTCATCGCATCAGCGCTCGGGCCGATGCGCAGATTCAGTTCGTCGAGGGCGGGCACGAGCGGGTCGGAGAAGCTGTCGTCGATTCCGGCCTTGAGCAGCAGCGCGATCAGCTGTTCCGTGTTGAACGGAGGGACCAGCACACGCTCATGAGCAGCCCACAGCTTGGCGCGATACTCGGCGCGAGCCTTCTCGCGCGCCTGGCGCTCGGCTTCAGCCTGCTTTGCTGCCGCTTCTTCCTGCGCCTTGCGCTGCTCGGCCGCGATGCGCTCTTGCTCGGCACGCTCAGCAGCTTCGCGCTCGCGGCGCGCGCGCTCGGCCGCTTCTTCCTGCTCTCGGCGCAGGCGGTCGAGCTCGGCCTGCTGACGCGCGAGTTCCGCGCGCTGCGCCTGCAACTGGGCTTCCTGCTCCTCGCGCTGACGGCGCATGTCGGCCTCGTGCGCTTCGCGCTCGGCGCGCTGGCGCGCTTCCTCTGCGTCGCGCGCGGCCTTGGCTTCCGCTGCGGCACGCTCACGCTCTTCGGCGGCGATGCGATCGCGCTCGGCCTGCTCGGCCTTCATGCGCTCCAGCTCATCGCGCTCGGCTTTGAGGCGCGCGGCCTCGGCTTCGCGCTCGGCCTTTTCGCGTGCGGCCTGTTCCTCACGGGCGACTGTTGCGGCGTGCAGCTCGCGGAGCTTGGCGATCGTCTCGTCTTTCGCCAGCTGGGCCTGTCCGGCGAGCTCGGCATAGATGTCCACGGTGATCTCGGCCGCTTCCACCAGCGCCAGGTTCTCGGCGATATCCGCTGAGCTATGTCCGGCGCACGCAGCGGCCTGAGCGCGCAGATCAGCGATGCGCTCATGGATGGCCGCAACCCGCTGCTTCTCCGCCTCGATACGTGCCTGCTTCTCGGCCTCCTTGCGCGCCTCCTCGGCCTTGATCAGCGCATCGTGCGCATCTTCAAGCGGCTCGATTTCGGCCGTCAGTTCCTTGGCGCGCGTATCGAGCAACTTGCCGATTTCGAGGATCGGCGCCTTGCGTTCCTTGCGCGCCTTCTCGACCTCGACACGGATCGCGCGCAGCGTTGCCCGGCGATCGATCGCGACCTTCATGCCGGCCGTTGTCTTGACGTCGTAATCCGTCGCCGACGCGGACAGCTTGGCCGCCGCAAGGCGCTCGCCGAAGCTCTGGTAAACCGCCGCAACGTAGGCGTCGGGCTTGAGGGTCAGCAGTTCGGCCGGGAGCTGTGTGCGTTCGGCGATGTTCGTTTCGGTCATGACAGGCAGTACCAGACGGTGATGGAGAAAACGACGACGCCGGTGGCGACGGCGAGGAGGAAATTGCGAACCTTGATGACAAACGGTGCCGAGTAGATCGGCGGCATCGGAGGGCGCTCGAGGCTCATGTCGCCACGGAGGCGTGCGAGTGCTTTGCGCTGGCGGAGGTTCAGGCTCACGACTTCACCTCCTGCCGTTCCTGCTCGGCGATGAGCTTCGTGTACTGGTAGCTCGCGCCCGTGCGCTTCGCGATCGCGCTGATCGAAAGGCCATTGGCCAACAGCGCCCGAACCTGCGTCCGGAACAACTCGGACTTCTTGGTCTCGCGATGCTTGCCGCTCATGCCGCAGGCCTCGGAGCATGTGGATTCGGCGGCATGCGCGGGGTCAACTTCACGACGCGAGGCGGGTCTTTCGGCGTGATCACGTCGAACGACTCGATGAGACAGGCATAGCGCTCACGCAACCGTGCCATCTCGAATTCGAGTGCGGCCGCGTCTTCGTGATCGGCGTTGACCTTGAGTGCGTAGACAGTCGCGCTCACAGCATCTCCTTCGCCACTTCAGCAGTGGCCGGGATAGGCTCGAAATCGCAGATCAGGAGCGCTTCGCCGCGCGCATTTTCAAGCGCTGTGCATGCGTGGTCGCCAACCGTAACGGGATACATCGCAGGCACCGGAGCCGGCGGCTCGATCGGCGCGCATCCCGATGCGATCAAAGCGATAAGGGCGCAGAGGCGCTTCACCAGCTGTCTCCAGCCACAGCGCAAGCCGCTTTCTCGATCCCATCGATCGCTTCTTCGCTGAGCATCGACGTGATGTCATCGCGGCCATGGAAGACCGTCTCGATGTCGAAGCTCTTGATGCTCGTCGGGGTGCGGTGCGGTCGCAGGAGCACGTCGAACGCAAGGCCTTTGTACTCGGCGCGCACTTCAATGCTTTTGGGCATGGGAATCTCAGAAAGGGCCATCCGTGGCCGTTGATGGATCAGGCCGCGCGCTGGCGGGCCCGGGACATGACGAGGGCCATGTATCGCGCGTAGAGATGGGCGTGACGACGGATCAGCTTGTCGATGACGCGATAGCACTTGATGCGGCGCGCCGACTGGGCATCGCTGTACTTGCGGAACCGCGCGCGCTCCGACGCAAGCTCACCCTGCAGGCGCTCGACCTGCGAATGCAGCGCGACGTTCTCGGCAACGATGTTGAGCGGCGACTCGCCCTTCCCGTCCCATGCCAGCAGCTTGAGAGCATCGGCCTGCATGCCGCGGGCGCAGTTGTGGGCGTAGCCGACAGCCGAGTTCAGGATCGCATCGGTGCGCAGCTTGCGAAGGCGCGCTTCCTGCTCATCGAGCTGGGCCAAAGCCCTGTCAACCGGCTTCGCGAACTCGGCGCGAACCTGCTGATCTACGGCGGCGAGGCTGAGGGTCATCTGCGGCTCCCATCTGTGCGCGGCTTCGGTGGGATGTAATCTACTACTACAGTAGTTATCTTTACAACTACCACAGTAGTAGTTCCCGACGAACGGTCAACCCTCAGCTAACTCCAGCCCAAGAAAAAGCCCCGCACTGGGCGGGGCTCTGTAGATCAACGGGCCGGGATCAGTCGCAGGCGCAGCCTGGTCCCTTGCGGCACTGCTTTTCCCGCGAGATGCAGCTATCCCCGCAGGCCTTGCCAGCGCTGCAATGCTTGCAGCAGCGCTGAGCAACCTCGACCGCGTCGTCTGAGTGCGCCGCGGCCAGGATCGACGTCGCCTGCTCGCCCCGCTCCAGCAGCTTGCCGGGCGCCTCGTTGGCGGCGAATGAAAGAGTGCTGACGAGCAGCATCAGCCCGAATGCAATGCGCCTCATAGAATTCCCCTGTGATGTTCCCCTGCGGAACACTTCGAGGCTGGCCCAAGCCAAGGGCCGCCGCTATGGGTAAATCGCGCCCATGACGCTGATGGCAGGGTGAGGATTCAGAAGCTTCGCGTCTGGCTGTACGGGGCTGGTGCAGGAGCTACGGGAAACTGCAGGGGGGCGCGAAAGTGCAGGTGCTACAACGGCCGGCCTGCAGGCATGAAAAACCCCGCCGGAGCGGGGTTCGTCGAACCGCCCGGCCTACGCGGCCATGGCGAAATTCCTGAGCGCGACCGCTGAGGCCAACTCACCCAGCACTAGCACTTCACGATCAGCCTTCTCAATGCTGGATCTGTCGTCGACAACAAACAGCATGTCGGTCGGATCGATCTCGGAACGCGCGATGATCGCTTTTCTTAGCCTGGCATTCGTCGACTGAGCTCGAGCCGGGACGGCATCAACATAGCGATTGCCCCAGCGGAAATCGAAACGCAAGTCCGTTCCGCGAACCGTTACAGCTGCTGGCGCTTCCAATTTTCTATCCGGAGCTTTCGAGCGCAGAAGATCTTCAACGAGCTTTAGCAAGGTGAGGTCTTGATCGTGGTCTGCCCGGCGGTCTTCATCCCACTGCATCACCGCGGCGAAGAGTTGCAGTATTCGACCGCCCCACAACCAAAGTTCATTCCGCGTGAAACTGACTGTGAAAGCGCCATCATCAGAAAGTCTGAACCCGAATGCCTCGGCAATGCCCTCAAGCCCACGCCAGTTCCTTCGGTCGTCCAGCGGATAGCCCATTCCATACATTTCGAACATCACCGTTCCATCATCGGTGAAGCGCAACTCCTCGCCGTTCTCGACGAGAAAAAAATCAAGCGGCTTGCCACTGCTCAGAGTCAGCGGCGTGCACACATAGGTCGCTCTCTCGCCGCGCAACGTCTCAATGTCGCGGCAGTGCCAGCCAATTTGGCTCATCAAATCATGGCAGCCCATGGCTACGATCCGAACAATTCACCAGCAACAGATATTAGAGCGTTGGCTCCATCATTGGAAACGCGGGAATGCCTCACGAATCGACCAATCCACCGCGGATCGTCTGCTTGCTCTATGGCGCTCACCACAGGTCGGACAACGCAACTCAGTCTAGGATCACCCAGCAGGATGTGGGGTCCGTAGATGGTCCTCTCAGCGTCTCGATGAGACATCCGATCTCGTGGATAGACCTCAAGTTGGAATACCCGGTGTGTTTCGCGGAGCCCGCGGTACAGAAGGGTGAAGCTTGCGTAATCGCCCCTGATTGACGAGGGCCGGAATTCGCACTGCAACTGCAGCCCAGGTATCACGATGCGCGCGTCGTCGAGCAGCACTGAAGTCGCCCGATAGGACTGCGCATGATTCGGGCGCTGGCGCCATTCCATGGGCTCTGCAACGTACTTAATCCGCGAGCAATGCGCGCGGCACACCTTGACCCAATCGTTCATTGCCCAACCCCGAGAATCTATTTCCGCCTTTCCCTTCCGCCACTCTCAAGGCACCTCGAAGGCCCCGCGCGTGGCGGGGCTAGGCGACGCGCTCGAACCTACTTAGGTGGCGGCTGTTCAGCGACTTTGGCGGCCTCTTGCCTGGCGGTCTCGCGCACTTTCTCTCCGAAGTCGAAGAACTGCGGGAACAATGCGACCGCAGCAACGCCGATGGAGATAACAGTCACTGCCGCATACCAGACATTTGCCTTGGTCGATCGGGCTTCGGTACGAGTTGAGGCAATATCCTCCCTGAGCGCCCCGAGCTGAAGCGACAAGAAGTCGAACTTTGCGTCGAGCCTGGATTCGATCTGCCCCAATTTCCCCTCGATGCGGGCATCACGCGCTTCCGCGCGGGCTTCCATCGCTTCGAAGCGCGCATCAAGCTCTGGGCGAGTGATCTCGGTCATGGCCTCATGCTTGCGGGTAAGTGGCTTGGTGTCAAACAAGGGGCCGGCGTCCCCCACTCTATTCAGCCATTCATTCCAGTCGACGCCAGACGTATCCATTTAAGTCTCGGGCGGAGGGAAATCGCTGATGCCAGCCTTCTCGGCGTACTCGGCGAGGATCTTCATGGCTCGATCTGAAATGTCATGCTCGCGCTGGCGCCCTCGTCGGGCAGCCGCGTATGCCTCAACGAGAGGAGCGCGCAGGGCTTCTTTCCCGCCGGCAAGTGTCCCGATGGCGGCCGCAAGGACGGTGCTGGCATAGTGATTTGCTGCCCAAGCTTGGCTGAGCTGGCGGACAACATTATCAAGCTCTTCGAGAGTCCTAGACATCAAATCTCCAGCGCAACACTAAGCGCAAAAAAGTTCCGCGCAAGCCGTCTTGGCCGTCCTCACCGATCAATCTTGAGATCGTCGGCGCTCCACCGATCGGTTTCGGGATCGAAGCTCATCGTTGCGCTATAACCCGTGCGCATCTTCGCGCCGAAAGAGTTTTGCGCATCGACGTAGGCCAGAATCTCGAACTTGCAATCGCCGATCGCCCTCGATGACACCTCAGTGATCATCGGAAAGTCTGCGCTGCCAGGCGCCTTCAAGAGGCGCTTCGCATAGTTCTGCGACATGACGTAAGCCATGGTCGTGTCGCTGCATTTCTTGGCCACTTCGGTTTGCTTGCGCTCGGCTATCTTCTCGACGCTTCGATAGTCCAATAAGTACCAGCCCGCGATGAGCATCGTCACAACGATAGAAATCGCGATCGCCGCAACTCGAACATCAGGATGGCTGGGCGCAAGGCTTTGAATGGGAAGCTGACGAGGTACTGTTGAGAAGCCATTCCTGATGTATTCATCAGCCGCCTCCTTGGAGCCAAACCCAACTGTGCCGACGTACCACAGGCCCCTTTCCCCCTGCTTCGGTTCCATTTCCAGACGCCTCACTTCACTGGTGGAATTGGCTGTGGGGCGGGACTTCCGCCGAGCCCAACCTCGGTCTGTGATGAGTTGTAGAGCACGTTCTCGACAACCCCGTCCGTGGAGATGATTGCTTGCAGGGTTGTGGTGTCAAGATCAGTTCCTCCTGCAAATAGGCCAACGATCGGCACGAACGTCGCCGCCTTTGTCTGCGCGCGGGTGTATATCCAAGTCGCCATCTTCTTGCCGTCTGGCATCAGCGACAGGGATTCCGGTCGCCGACCCACCATCTGATATAGCTCGGACTCGGTGGTTTTCCCTTTCACAACAGCAGTTGCTGCCCCAGGGTCAATCGGCTTGCCGCTAGACGCGCAACCGGCAAGAAAAAACAACCCCACAAACAAGACAATACCATTCCCCATCGCCGCCCCCATATCCGCAAGAAACCCATCACCTACTGCCCAAAACCTTACCGCAAGCTGGATCCTTCCACCTTTTGAATTTCATCTGTCGAATCTTGAGAGTCTGGATCTTTCACGCATCGATAGAAAAGAGTCAGAAGCGCCTTAGCATCTTCGTCTGTCAGAGACCCAGCTAATCGCTTAACTTCTGAAACGAGTGCTTCCTGAAGTTTGCCGAGCGGTCGGACGGTATCTGGATCGTCCGGTCTAAGGATAATTCCAGGTCTTCCATACGGCTTTCCGACTTCATGCACCCCAAGCGCTTGCGCTGCGATCACATGCATCGGAGGTGCGCCGCTGACGAGCCACTCCAATCTATATGTTGGATAAGCCCGTTGAATGGCTGGCAACACAGAGGTGTCGTCCGGAGATAACTTCCCCTTCTCTAGCTTTGACCACATCTGCTGCGATATGCCCGCTTTCGTTGCGGCAACAGTCTGCGAGTCACTGCCCCGCACCTTCCGAATCCGATCTTTAAATTCCATGCAGCCAAAGCTACTACCGCCGTAGTAGGCGCCGCGAACGAGCTCACTAGCTGATTCACTACCACCGTAGTTGACCAATTCACTACCCTAGTAGTAGTCTGGCTGCATGGAACGTGAAAACCCCTTCGTCAAGCGTGCAATCGACCTTTGCGGCGGCACGCAGAGCGGTCTGGCCCGAAAGATCGGAGGCAAGGTTCGCCAGGGTCATGTCTGGAAGTGGCTGCAGAGTGAAAAGCTCACGCCCGAAGCTGCGGTGCTCCTCGATACAGCGACGGATGGGCGCGTATCCAAGCATGAGATGCGCCCGGAAATTTTCGGCCCCGTCCCGCCCGCCGCGAACTCCGAGCAGCAGGAGGCGGCGTGACGCAGGTAATCGTCCACTGCGCTCCCGGCGTGACCGTCCGCGTTGAGCGCGACAACTCCGACTCGTTGACGGTGACCATCGACCGCGCCGCTGAGCGCGAGTCGAGTGCTCTGACTCCCGACAGCGTTCCGGGCAAGGACGAACACGAATGAGCGCCCCGCGCGATACGCCATTCATGCGTCGCAAGCATCGCCGCATCGAGCGCGGCGAGTTCCGGCGCGCTTGGCTGCGTGCGTATGCCGAGTCTGGCGTCGCCAAGCAAGTCGACTCTTTGGACGACATTTTTTCAACCGCAGGCGTTGATAAGGCCGTAGGCCCATACAACCGCACCACCGACCAGCGCAGAAGTCACCGCGACGACGATGTTTGCCCGTATTGGATATCGGCGGTAGTAGCGAGCATCACGAGTCTCGGGGTTTGTCTGCTTCTCGATTTCCTCGGCAAGCATTTCTGCACCGCGTTGGGTAATGGCTAGCTCGATGAACTCCGGCCCGTCTGCATCTGATGCGTCGCGTCCAACTGCGAGCCCCGCTTTGTATAGGCGTTCAACGGCGCCCATGTCCCACCCCAAGTTCTCCCGCGCGGTGTGCTTCTTCCCGTCGGCGAGCTTGCGCAGCGTGTCGAGCGCTGCGGCGCGCAATTCCGTTTCCATGCTGATCCCCGGTTCTGATGTAGCTGGTGCGTCTGGCGACTTCCAGCGTATCAGGCCGGGGATCGGCTCCAATCCTTCGAAACCGGCAGCGCGCTTCTACGCATTGCCGCTGGGCTGCGCATAGCCATGGGCAGCCACTCGCAGTACCGATCTCTCCCCGCGCGCCTTCGTGCGTTGCGTCTTGCCGGCACCCGCCGGCCCTCTTCTTCCCTCCCCTCACGTCGCACCCCTTCGAATCCGGCCGAATCCATCGCCGTGTTTGCACAGTAAGACGGAGTACCACTCGTGAATATGTCCCACGGTTCCCAACGGCTTCTCGACAAGGTTCTGTTTGTGCACTTCGAGGCCAACCAGCATCTGCTCGGCGGATCGCTCGAGGCTTTCTCGGAGCGCATGGTCGAGTTCAACGAGTCGATTCCGGCGCATGTGCGCACGGATGTGCTTGCATCCGGGGGCGATCTGTTCGCGCGCATGGAGAACAACGGCAAGAAGCTGCGCCGCTACAAGGACACGCGCACCGCTCACCGTATGCCCGCCGAGCTCGTGTTTCTGTTCGTGGAGACGATGCGCGCTGCGGATTCGCTCGCCGGCATCGCATGCGCGACGGAAGTGTGCCGCTTGCTCGGCTCTCTCTATGTGCCGGTGCCGAGCGTTGGTCGCAATGCCGATCTCGCAACCGTTGGCGCTGTTGCGAAGCGTTTCGCTGGCTACTGCGAAAGCTGGGCCCCGATCCTCTTCGACGGCAAGGTCAACGGCTGCGACTACCAGTTCTTCGCCGATGCGATCGAAAGCTGCGATGAGCTGATAGCCGCGGTCACTGCGTCCCGCGCGCTGCTTGTCAGCGAGCAGGCGAAAGAGCGCGAGCGCCGCGAACACCTCGCGCTCGTCCCCAAAGCGGCCTGATCCGGAGACGCGAAGATGTGGTTCAAGAACCTGTTGATCTACCGCCTGGAGCAATCCTGGTTGTTGACGGCCGGCGCGCTCGAGGAGAAGCTTGCGCAGCGCACGCTGCAGCCGTGCTCGGCGATGTCCACGGAATCGCGCGGCTGGGTTCCGCCGATCGATGACGTACCGCTGGTTCAGGGCGTTGAGCGTCATTTGCTGATCGCGCTCGGCGTCGATCAGAAGCTACTGCCGTCGTCCGTGCTCAATGATGCGGTCAAGCAGCGCGCAGTCGAGTTCGAGCGCGAAAAGGGCTTCAAGCCCGGGCGCAAGCAGCTGCGCGATTTCAAGGAGATCATCTCGGCCGAGCTGCTGCCGCGCGCGTTCGTTAAGCGGACCGTCGTCCGCGCCTGGATCGATCCGACCGCCGGCCTGCTGGTCATTGATTCTTCTTCGCCGGCCAAGGCCGAGCAGCTGGTGGAGTTCCTGCGCGAGACGCTCGGTGAGCTGTCGGTGTCGTTACCGCAGACCAAGGCTTTGCCGGGCCAGAAGCTCACCGACTGGCTGTCTGCTCGCCACGCGCCCGGCCGCTTCGACATCGGCGAGGAATGCACGCTCACCAGCGGCGACGCGGCGAAAGCCACGGTGAAGTATTCGCGCCACAACCTCGACGTGCAGCAGATTCAGCGCCATCTCGAGGAAGGGCTGCGTGCGACGAAGCTCGCGCTGACCTGGAATGGCCGCCTCTCGCTCGTCGTCGACGACAAGCTGCAGGTGAGCCGGCTCAAGTTCACGGAAATGGACGAGGCCGAGGAAGAGCCCAGCATCGACCCGGCGCGCCAGTTCGAGGCTGAGTTCACGCTCATGACCGGCCAAGTCGGGCCGATGATCGCCGATTTGCTCGAAGCGTTCGGTATTAGCTTCGGCGATCAGAAGCCTGCGGCCGAGCCCAGCAAAGAAACCGACATCGTCGTGCCCGACCACGATCGGTTCAGCGAAGAGCCCGATCCCGCCTACGACATCGCAGTGAGGCTCGTGATCGAGACGCGCAAATCCAGCATCAGCTGGGTCCAGCGTCGATTGAAGATCGGCTACAACCGCGCCGCGCGCTTGGTGGAACGCATGGAGGTCGAAGGCATCGTCGGACCATCGGGCCCGGGTGGCCAACGCGAAGTGTTCAAGGCGGCGGCATGAGAGACGTAGCTCGCAAAGGCGACCTGGCGTACGTGCTCCGGCATTGCATAAAAGACCGGAGCCGCGCTGTAGCCGTGACGGAAAACGATCGCCGCTCGCGGATCGTAAAAGTACTCACCGATCCTGAGGAAGCAAGGGATCTGAAGTCATTCGATCGCGGCGACATCATCAACCACTGCGAATTGCCGAGTGGAATTCGCGGATGGGTCAAGAACATCCATCTGGTTCCCATTCGGAATCCAGATGCGGATGCTGTTCAGACCACGCGCGTGCAGGAATCGGCGTGAACACTCTGCGCGCATCTGAAGCCTGGCTCGCCGACTACCAGCGAAAGCATGGTGCGGCGTCGCTGGCTCCGGCGAACGATTCGCCGAAGCCGGCCACGAAGCCGAAGACTCCGGCCCCGAACGGCGACGTCGACCTGCTCTGCTGGCAGCTCAACAACGTCGGGATCCCGCACGAGCGCGAGCACCGTTTCCACGACACGCGGAAGTGGCGCTTCGACATCGCCTTTCCAGTCGTCAAGCTCGCCATCGAGATCGATGGCGGCCTGTTCGTTGATGGCGGCCACAGCCGCGGCCGCGCCAGGATCAAGGACATGGAGCGCGACATCGCCGCCAATCTGCTCGGCTGGCTGGTCGTGCGCATGCCGCCGGAGTGGATCAAGCCCGGGACCGCGCTGGCTCACATCGAGCAGCTGATCAAGGTGCGCGCTTGAAGCGCGAGCTGCCACCTCGCCCGCCCTGCTTCGGCCAGTATGGCCGGCTGTACTGCCCGTGCTCCGACAAGCCGGAGCACATCGCCTGCGCCGCTGCCCGCACGTTCTGGTGCACCGCAGAAACGATCGCCCGGCTCAAGGACAACGCCGGTCGCACAGACACCTTGGCCTTGATCGCGAGGACCAGGGGACACGCCGCTGCTCAGGATATGCGGAGCGCAGCCTGGGAGCTTATGCAGGAGGCCAAGCAGGGCGACCTGCTTGCGTGCGCGTGAACCACTACCCGAAGCATATCGGCGACTACATCCGCGACACGATCGGCCTGTCGATGCTCGAGGACGGCGCCTACAACCGCCTCATGGATCAGGCCTACGCGACGGAGGGCCCTCTCCCAGCAGACAAGAGCGAGCTCTACCGCTTGGCAAGGGCGGCCACCTCGGCAGAGAAGAAGGCCGTCGATTACGTCATCAGCCGCTATTTCACGCTCACCGAAACCGGCTGGGTTCAGGCGAGAGTGCAAAAAGAGCTCGTTTTGTACGCTGAAAGGGCTGAAAGGTCGCGTCAGAACGGCAAATCTGGGGGCAGACCCAGGAAGCCAGAGGAAACTCAGAAAAAACCCAGTGGGTTTTCTACAGGTAACCCAGGATCAGCCCAGGCGAAAACTAACCATAAGCCAGAACCAAAAACCATAAACCAAGAAACAACCCCCAAAGCCCCCGCTGACGCGGGCTTGTCGGCTGCGCCGACCGCGAACGATGAACCACCTTTCGAACTCGCGGCCGACTGCGCCACGCCCAGGCCTTCTGGGCGCGTCTCGGCGGTGAAGCTCGTGTTCGACTACTGGCGCATCACGCATAGCCACCCGCAGGCCCAACTCGGCGACTCATCGTCGAAGCGGCATCGCGCGATCGATGGCCGCCTCAAGGACGGGTACACCGTCGATCAACTCAAACTCGCCATCGACGGATGCAAGAACTCTCCACACCACATGGGCGAGAACGATCGCTCCACCGTCTACGACGACATCGAGTTGATCTGCCGCGATGGCGCGCACGTCGACAAGTTCATCCGCCTCGCCGGCGAGAACCCGGCGCGCCTCAATCTCTCATCCGCTGGCCGCCAGACCGCCAGCAACGTCGACCGTTGGCTTGAGACCTACGGACTGGAGAACGCCCGTGCAACCGGCTGACCTAAAGCGATTCGGTGTCGCGATGACTGCCCTTGGCGAGTATTACGACAAGAAGCCATCACCGGGAGTGTTGCAACTCTACTTCCAGGGCCTCGCCGAATACGCGATCGAAGACATCGAGCGCGCGGTGAATCTGCATCTGCGCAATGCGGATAACGGCCAGTTCATGCCTCGAATTGCCGATCTGGTGAAACTGATTGAAGGCAGCACCGGTGACCGTGCAGCGATGGCGTGGTCAAAGGTTCATGAGGCAGTGAAACGCATCGGGCCGTATCAGACAGTCGTTTTCGACGATCCGCTGATTCACGTCGTGCTTGCCGACATGGGCGGTTTTCACGAGCTCTGCGACATGAAGTCATCGGACGCGCCGTTCAAGGCGAGGGATTTCGAGACCCGCTACCGCGCGTACGCGGCGCGGCGCGAAGTGCCGCCCTACGATCCGAAGATCATCGGGATCACTGAGGCCGACTGCGTCGCCCGAGGTTTCCTTGAACATGTCCCCGCGCCGGTGATGATCGGCGATGTGCAGCAGTGCAAGAGCGTGCTCGCTTTCGGCACCGGACGCCGGGCGATCGGGATTGCAGAGATCGGCCAAGCGGTAGCCGCCCAAGCGCTCACCAAGCGGAGCGACGCTGCATGAGCGCCAGCCCGAAGAAGAAGCCCCGCAAGGGCCGCTCCGCCTATGTGCGCGTACAGCGTGACGGAAGCCTGCGCTGCGCCGACGAGTTCAGCCGCGATGCGATCCGCCGGTGCAAGCCGCGGCCGGGCGAGCTGATCCGCGTGGTGTTCTCCAAGCCGCGGGACTACGGCCAGTGGCGCAAGGCTCACGCGCTCGGCACCGTGATCGCGCTGAACATCGAAGACTTCGCCGAATTCCAGCTGCCCAACGGCAAGGTCGACGCGCACGGCGCGCTGAAGAAGTTGCAGCGCCTGTCGGGCGTCGAGTGCGATCACAACGAGATCGAGCTGCAGGGCGTCGGCAAGATCATGCTCCGCGTCCCGAACAGCCTCGCCTTCGACGAGATGGACGAGGCGCAGTTCCAGGCCGCCTACGCCGGCTTCTGCGCCTACATCATCAAAACCTGGTGGCCAACGATCGACTACGACGCGATCGAAGAGATGGCGAGCCTCGTCGGGGAGGCAGCTTGAAGCCCGATGCTCCCTCGCTCGACATCCAGCAGCAGCGCCGCATTTACGGCCGCGGCCTCTACGACGGCCTCAAGCAAGCCGGCATCGAAAACCCGAAGGAATTCATGAACAGCGCAAAGCAGAAATCGATCGAAGAAGGCCTCACCGGCATCGCCAAGAAGGTCTACGACACGATGCCGATCGGCGAGGAGGTGAAGGCCCATGTCGTGGTCGCCGCCATAGCCAAGCTTGGATCGCGCCCGGACTATCAGGTTGTCGCCGGCTGCATGAAATCGCTCGCCGAATCCGGCCTGGTGCGCAAGATCACCGATGAGGTCTATTTGCGTCTGCCGCCGAAGCCGAAGCTGGTGCGGAGCGACGCGGCACCAATTGAGCCGCAGCCGCCGGCCGAAGAGACGACGCTCGAGAAGATCGCGCGCGCAGCGACCAGCTTGCGCGAGACAGCGGACGAGCTGGACGCCATTGCGCTCGAGGCTGAGGAAGCCCTGAAAAACGCCTCGGCCGAGAACGCCAAACTCGTCCAGCTGAAGGCGCTGCTCAAGGATCTGTGATGTTCCGCTCCCGCGAACTGCTCGATCTCGCCTACCTGCTCGAGTGCCAGGCGCAGATACCCGGCATCTGCACCGGCGGCATGGGCGAACCGATGCACAGCAACCAGAGCGCGCACGGCCAGGGGACGAGCATCAAGGCGCACGACTGCTACTTCGGCGCCGGCTGCCGCGCCTGCCATCAGGCGATCGACCACGGCCACCCGTCGCTCTCGGCTGAGGATCGCAAGCACTACTGGCGCCTCGCAGCCGACCGCACGCTGCTGCGGCTGTTCCAGCTCGGATACATCGCGGTCGCTCGGATCGTGCGCGAGAGCGTCAGCGCGCCGCCGGCGCCGCGCACGAGGAAGTCGAAGGGCCGGACGTCGACGCCCTTAAAGATCGCCGCACAGAAGAAAGCTCTCCAAGAACTCAGAGGTGCCGCATGAGCAACGGAACGGAGCCATCCCCGCAACAGCAGGAGACGGTTAATCAGGCTTTAGCTGCGCTTGAAACAATGGCTCAACTTTGGGGCGTAGAAATTAGACTCCGCCAGATGGTTAGCAAAATCAGCGCCATGCCGCGCCTGCAGATGATCGAAGCCATCGAAGCTCTGGCGATTCAGGGGTTCATTGAGGGCGCGTACCGGCACTACACCGACGTCCAGGACGGCAAAGTGCCTAACATGCATTACACCGGGAGGATCACTCCATGAGCCCTCCCATAAACCTCCGAGATCAGATCATGGACGAGCTCACCGAGCGAGCGCGCACCGACTTCGAGCTCGCCATCGAGCTCGGCTCGAACGTCGTCGAGATCTGGGAGGCCATCGCACAGCTGCAGCGCGAGAAGCTGGTTTCTACCGGCGAGCTCGTCGACCGGCCAGCCTGCGCCCGGAAGCAGATCGAGTACCGGATGCTCCGAACGCAGAGGGCGGCAGCACTGCGCGAGCTTCGTGAATCCCGTCACTACACCCACCGCGTGGCCATGGCCGCGAATGAGGAAAGAGCATGACCGCCTACACCCCCGCGAAGAAGTCGACGCTATCTCTCGCTCCGCACAAGATCACGGGCCGCCAAGTCCTCGCCCTCAACGCCATCAACGTAGACGTGCGTGTCGAGGATCAGATCGCACGCCAGCTGGCCGCCAACGATGCCAGGATCGCAAGTGAGCGCGCGTCGCAGAAGGCCAGGATGAAGAAGTCTCGCGAGAATGATCGTGAGCGCGGAGATTGGCTTCTGAAGACCTGGGCCACGTATCGCTTGTGGCAGGCCAACGCACTCGGATATCCGGCTGAGAATGCGCTCGCAAAAATGATCCGCAAAAGCTTGGAGCAGTACGCGAGCCGCCTCAGCGACGATCCTCTTTCGGAGATCGTCCATATGACGCTCACTGAAGCTCAGGCACAGGCCTGCGTGATGTGCGATCGGCTGGACCGCATCATCAGCGATCCGGCATTCCCCGCGCTCTTCCGCAATGTTCTTTCGCTGATTTACGCCGAGGGGCGCAAGCAGGAAGTAACCGCCGCAGAGTTGGGCCTGTCCCAAGCAGAGGTTTCGAACCTGCTTCAGGCTGCGCGCGAACACGTCACGCTGCAGTACGGGCACCTTAAAGACTTGCTACGGCCGAGAGATGCTTGAGTTTATTAATAGGAAATGCCAGGATTAGGCATGGTGGCGATAGTGCCACTTCAAGAAAGCCCCGCCACCAAGCGGGGCTTTTCGTTTGTGCAATTAAAAAGCCCGACCGTGTCGCCACGGCCGGGCTCCCCTACTGCAGTAGGGTTAGGGCCAATATGACGGCGTGCATTGGAAACGACACCGTCACCTTGAACCCCTTCCCTACTTGTATCGTCAGCTTGAACATGGCAGAAGCCTTCGTTCTTGCTGGCGCCGGCGCCAACGTGGAAGTTGGCCATTTGTTACGCGCCGTTCGAGAGCGCGCCCGGTGACTTAGTCGACGTCGCCGCCGGGGTTTCGGACCTATGTGACGGCAACAGAGCCGGTGCGAACATGCCGGGTACTGGACTATCTCGTCGTTTCCCCTGCCTGCCGCGCATAGAAGCCCATCAGCAGGCCTCCCGGCCCACACCGCCGCCTGGATGGGCGACTTGCGAGGGGGCCATCCGGCCTTTGTCCCCGCCGCCGAGCAGCGTATCTCAAGGCAGGTTGTCATGCTCGAACGGCCCCGCCCGCCCGAATCCCTAATCGACGACTGGTCCAGGCCATTCATGCCGGCGCCGGAAGCCGAGCGGTGGATGAGGTCGGTGTTCATTGATTCGGACGGCCCGCTGGCCAACCCGGATCATGAGCACCTGCAGCAGGCGCGCATCGGGGTTCTGTGGGCCGCCCTGCCGCAGTCCAGGCACATGCGCTCGGTGGTCGGTCAGGCTGAGATTCCCCAGTTCCAGGGCAACGCCTGGTGCCGTGGGCGTCAGGAGCAGCAGATGGTCGAGTGGTTCGGCGAGCTGCCGGACTTCGTGATCACATTCGACGCCCACTTCGTCCTGGTCTGCAACGACCGCGAGTGGTGCCGTCTGGTCGAGCACGAGCTTTACCACTGCGCCCAGCAACTCAACAGCTTCGGCGCCCCGAAGTTCAGGAAGGACGGCACGCCGTCCTTCGGCATCCGTGGCCATGACATCGAAGAGTTCGTCGGAGTGGTGAAGCGCTATGGAGCCACCGAGGCCATGCAGGCGATGTTCACCGAGAGCCAGAAGCCTCATGTAGGGCAAGCCTCAATCGACGGCGTGTGCGGTACGTGCAAATTGATTGTTTGAAGAATCAATCAAATCAATCAAACGGGAATCTGAGGATCACGCGCCATGCCAAGAGGTGGAAGCCGGCCCGGCGCGGGGCGCAAGAAGGGATCGGAGCTTCCGAAGACCAAGGAACGGAAGGCTCTGGCGCGCGATCTAGCGAAGGACGGGATCACGCCCCTGGAGATCATCACGCAGACGATGCGGGAGCTTTGGGATGAGGCGAACCAGGGCCCGAAGCCGAACATGGCCAAGCGCATGCAGGCGGTGATGCTGGCCGAGAAGGCGGCGCCGTATCTGCATCCGCGGCTCGCGAGCACGCAGGTATCCGGGAAGGACGGCGGTCCCATTGCGGTGGTTCCGTCGGTGATTGAACTGGTCGCGCCGGACAATGACCAAGGCGAGGATTGAGCTTCCACCGAAGCTGATCCCCGTTTTCTCTGGGCCAGCCCGATACCGAGGGGCGCATGGAGGGCGCGGCAGCGCGAAGACTCGTAGCTTCGCCAAGATGACCGCAGTGCGCGGGATGATGTTCGCCGAGGCTGGAATCTCTGGCGTCATCCTCGGCGCTCGCGAGTACATGAACTCGCTTGAAGAATCCTCCATGGAGGAGATCAAGCAGGCGATTCGGTCGGAGCCGTGGCTCGATGCCTATTACGACATCGGCGAAAAGTACATCCGCACCAAGAACCGCAGGGTTTCGTACGTGTTCTCGGGCCTTCGGCACAACGTCGACAGCATCAAGTCGAAAGCGCGCATCCTCATTGCGTGGGTTGATGAAGCCGAGAACGTCAGCGAGACGGCGTGGCTGAAGCTCACACCAACGGTTCGCGAAGCTGGTTCAGAGATTTGGGTCACCTGGAATCCCGAGAAGGACGGGAGCCCGACCGACAAGCGCTTTCGAAAGCAGCCGCCAGTCGGCGCCAAGATTGTCGAGCTCAACTACTCGGACAACCCTTGGTTCCCTGCCGAGCTCGAGCGCGAACGGCTTGATGATCGTGATCGCCTCGACGATCAGACCTACGCCTGGATATGGGACGGCGCTTATCGCGAGAACAGCGCCGCCCAGATCCTCTCCGGCAAGTATCGAGTTGCGGAATTTGAACCGGAGGCTGGCTGGAGCGGCCCCTACTTCGGCATCGACTGGGGCTTCTCTCAGGACCCGACCGCTGGCACCAAAAGTTGGATCAACGATCGTCGCCTCTACATCGAGTACGAGGCTGGAAAGATAGGCCTCGAAAACGACGCGATCGCGAAATTCATGATCGACGCCTTGCCGGGCATCGAGAGACATGCGGTTCGAGCTGACTCTGCCCGGCCGGAGACGATCAGCCACGTCAAGAGCACGGGGAATGGCACGCGTCTTTGCCTGCCACGCATTGAAGCGGTCGAGAAGTGGCCCGGCAGCGTTGAAGACGGCATCAGCCATCTCCGCAGCTACAAAGAAATCATCATTCATCCGCGCTGCACCGCGACGCTGCGGGAAGCCCGGCTCTACAGCTACAAGGTCGATCGCATGACCGGTGACGTTCTCACCGACGTCGTGGACGCGCACAACCACTACTGGGACGCAACTCGCTACGCCCTTGGGCCGCTCATCAAGCGGCGCGGGTCGGTCGGCTTGCTGCTCCCCGGAGGCCGCTAAATGGCCATTTTCAAAGTCACCCACAAGCCGAGCGGCCGCGCCGCCGTGGTTCGCGCCTGCTGCCTGGATTGCGCGCGAGAGCGGATGGTCAAAGCTGAGGGCGAGGCCTGGAGCGATTCGAGCAGCGTCGAGGTCGAGCTGATCCGCGCCGATGAGCGGAAATCACTGGTTGTGATGGTTTCCGGACTGGCGCTTGCGAAGCTCAAGGCCCGCCGCGGAGTGCGCGCGGATGCGTGATCCGCTTCAACTCGCAGTCAATCATGCGGTCAACGACCTGAGGCTGGCGCGTGCCCGCACGGGCCTGCTTAATCGCACGATGGGCCTCGATGCAAAGCGCAGCGCGGCCTGGTGCGAATACGGGTTCAAGGACGAGCTCGGATTCGATGACTTCTACGCACTCTACAAGCGCGGCGGCGTCGCCCACGGCGGCGTCAACAAGATCACGGGCGCATGCTGGGATACGTCCCCATGGGTCATCGAGGGTGACGAGCAGGACAAAGCGAAAGGTCCGACCACGTGGGAAAACTCGCTGAAGCCGCTGCTCGACGGCGGCCGGCTGTGGAAATCGTTCGCCGAGGCGGATAAGCGCCGCCTCATCGGGCGTTACGCGGGCCTGCTGATCCAGGTTCGCGACAGCGGCAAGTGGGATCAGCCGGTGACGCGCGCCAACTCGGCGATCGTGAAGCTGATCCCCGCATGGGCCGGCACGCTCAAGCCGATCGAGTTCGAGACGGACGAAAGCTTGGAGAGCTTCGGGCAGCCGAAGAAGTGGCAGTACACCGAGAGCGCCGTCGGCGGGAAAGTTGGGCGGCAAATAGACGTGCACCCGGATCGCGTTTTCATCCTCGGCGACTGGTCGCCGGATGCAATCGGCTTCCTGGAGCCGGCGTTCAATGCATTCGTGAGCCTGGAGAAGGTCGAGGGCGGTAGCGGCGAGTCGTTCCTGAAGAATGCGGCGCGGCATCTCGGCGTCAATTTCGACAGGGAAGTCGACTTGCAGAGCATCGCCGCAATGTACGGCGTCACCCTCGACCAGCTGCAGGCCAAGTTCAACGATGCCGCCCGTGATGTGAATCGCGGAAACGACGTGATGTTGATCACGCAGGGCGCGACAACCACGCCCCTTGTGTCAAACATTCCCGACCCGCGTCCGACCTACGACGTCAACCTGCAGACGGCCGGCGCCGCACTCGATATCCCGACCAAGATCCTCGTCGGCATGCAGACCGGCGAGCGCGCGAGCAGCGAGGATCAGAAGTATTTCAACGCGCGATGCCAGTCACGCCGTGTACGTGAGTTGTCGTTCGAAGTTCACGACTTCTTCCGGCATCTGATGCGCATCAAGGTCGTGAAGCAGATCGCCGAATTTACGGTCATGTGGGATGACCTCAGCGAGCCGAGCAAGTCCGACAAGCTCGCCAACGCCAAGGGAATGAGCGAAATCAACAACACGGCGCTGGCCTCTGGCGAGTTGGTGTTCACCGCCGAGGAGATCCGTGAGGCAGCGGGTTACGACCCGCTGGATGAGGCGATTCCACTGCCGGAAGACGATGACGACCCAGAAGAAACGCCCGGCAATCCTTCCGGCCAATCTGGCTGATCCAACGGGCGTCGATCGTCTCGAGCGTGGAGCGATCAGGGAATTAGAGGCGCGCATTCGTCGCACGGCCGCTGGATACATCGCGGCGTTGAATCGGATTCCCGCCGAGCCGGTAGTGAATCGCCGCTACACCTTTCGGCTCGAGACGACATTGCTGGCGGTGGTGTTTGCCGAGGCCGATAGCATCGCTGATCTGGCTTTGCTGGAAGGCGGGGAACGCAATCTATGGTTCTTCGAATCGTATGTCGGTGTCGCCGATCAGCGCGGCACCGCACAGGCGTTCGCGAATCTTTCGCAGCAGTCCGCTGCGTACAAAGCAGGGCGAGTGGACCTCGCGACGTTGTTGCAGTCACCGCCCTATCAGGCGCGCATCGCACTGGT